TCAGGTACAGATGGATAAGAGCTGAAGTCGTAGGATTTCAAGATACTAAGAACGTAACTGGACGAATCAGAGAAGGTTATGAACTTGTAAGATCAGAAGAAATCGAAAATGCTTCAGACTATCCAGTTATCGAAGACGGTAAATACAAGGGGGTAGTTGGGGTTGGTGGCCTTTTGCTTGCAAAGGTACCGATCGAGATCGCGAAGCAACGTCAAGAGTATATGACTAATCGTCATAAACAAAGGAACGAAGCAGTAGAAAACGATCTTATGAAGGAGCAGGATAAGAGAATGCCAATCAATATTGAAAGGCAGTCTCGTGTAACCTTCGGTGGTACAAAGAAAAGTTAAATTTTCTCGGGTTAATCCCTATCATCGATTAAATTAGTAATAAGGAGAAACAACTATGGCAAATGCTAGTACAACTGGTTTCGGACTTAAAGCTTCCATGAGATTAGGTAACACACCTGCAATCGAAGGACAGTCAAAGTACGATATCAAAGACAACACTGGTGTTGGTCTGTTCAAAGGAAACCCAGTATCTTTAGAAGATTCTTCTGGAGATCAAGGATTCCTACAAGACGCAAGTTTCTCTACAACTGATGATGGTGGTGGAGGCGGAGTAGACTTCGCATCTGGCACAGAAGCGTTATTAGTTGGAGTGTTCAATGGTGCTTTCTTTATAGATAACACTACAAGCAAACCAACTTTTGCAAACTCAGTTGCAGCAGCACAGCGTTTTGGAACAAACCCAAACACTAACAGTACGAATGGTATTGGTTTCGTTAATGACGATCCACACCAAGAGTACATGATCAAAGCAGATGCAGCAGTAACACAAGCTATAAAAGGTCAGTGCGGAAACGTAAATGACTTTGCTGCTACAGATGCTAAAAATGGACAGTCGACTATTACATTAGACGTAGGTGCCTTAGCTGAAGATCACATGTTCAGAGTAGTAAGATCTGCAGAAGATCCAGAGAACGAAGATCTAACAGCTGCCGGTGCAAACGTTATTGTAGCATTCAACTCGTCTGCTAACTTGTATTTAAAATAGGCTAATAGGAGAATAAATTATGGCAATATCACGATCGCAACTAGTTAAAGAACTAGAGCCAGGATTGAACGCTCTGTTCGGCCTGGAATACAAAAGGTATGAAAATCAGCATGCTGAAATTTATACCGCTGAAAACAGTGACAGAGCTTTTGAAGAAGAAGTAATGTTATCTGGATTCGGTAACGCACAAGTAAAAGGTGAAGGTGCTGGAGTATCATTCGATGATGCACAAGAAACTTTCACAGCTAGATATACTCATGAGACAGTAGCTTTAGCATTCGCAATCACAGAAGAAGCTATCGAAGATAACCTCTACGATAGACTTGCTGCTAGATATACGAAAGCTTTAGCAAGATCTATGAGTAATGCTAAACAAGTGAAAGCTGTTGACCTACTTATCAATGGACTACCTGGTGGTACATTTAAGTCAGGTGACGGTGTAACTTTGTTTAACACAGCTCACCCAACGTTGAATGGTTCTTTCAAGAACACATTATCAACAGCGGCGGACCTTAACGAAACTTCATTAGAGCAATCATTAATTGATATTAATGCATTCACTGATGAAAGAGGTCTAAGAGTTGCAGCTAGAGGGGTAAAAATGATTGTCCCTTCAGAGCTTCAGTTTACAGCTGAGAGATTGATGAAATCTCAAGGTAGAACTGGAACAGCTGACAATGATATCAACGCAATCGCGTCTATGGGAATGATTCCTCAAGGTTATAGAGTGAACAATTACCTAACAGACACAGATGCGTTTTACATCATTACAGACGTACCTAACGGTATGAAAATGTTCAACAGAGCTCCATTAACAACTGCAATGGAAGGTGATTTCGACACTGGCAACGTAAGATACAAAGCTAGAGAAAGATACTCATTTGGTGTATCTGACCCTAGAGGTATTTTCGCGTCTCCAGGTGCGTAATTTGTACTAAAAGAAAATTAAAAGGGGGCTTTCGAGCCCCCTTTTTTTATGGTAGAGAGAAGAGAATCATGAAAACATTTCGCGTACAGATAAGAGCATATGGCTACTATGCTGACTTCGAACTTGCATCGGAAGACAGCTCAAAAGCCTTTGAAAACGCACTAGTTGACAAACTGGGAGAAAATGCTATAACATGGGAAAAAGATGGATTTAGTAATCCATCTAAAATATGGATAACCTATGAGGAGACCATAGATGCAAATACAAGTCAGAGACCTTTACAAACAGAAGAGAAGTCTCGAGACAGAGTGGGCGGTGCATCAGCGTGATAACCAAAGATATACTTTGGACATGGTCAGGATTGACAAAAAAATTAGACATGTTGTCAATCGAATCAAAGAGGAGGAGGCTAAAATAGCTACTCTCTCTAATAAGATCGAAGACGCTGCACCCGAAGTTTCAGTAGCTACTTAGTAAAAAGCTACATCTTGGATAAATATCAAACCAAAGTACAGGCTCTCTTGCACTCTTGAAAAAATAAGAGTATAACTTTCTTACTATACAATTATAAAAAGGACATAGACGCGTATAGTCGACGGCCTAGAGACTATGTTCGTAAACTAGGAGGATTATAATATGGCAAAAACTACATTTACAGGTCCGGTGATATCCAAAAAAGGATTCATCCAAACAGGACCAGCTAACGTTGTAGATGCAGATTCTAGTATTTCACTTACAGTGGATTCACATGCTGGAAAAATCATACACAATGATGCAGCAGGAGCGGTAACTTACACGTTGCCAGCTACAGTTGCTAACGCTGATTCAGGTATTGCAGGACCAGATGCAGACCTAACTAACCTAAGTAACGTTGGTGCTAAATTTACTATCATAAATTCTATCACTAAAACTGGAGACTTAGTTGTTCAGGTTGCAAATGCAACAGATGTCATAACTTTAAATGGAAGTACAACTGGCGGCGTAACGCATGCTAGAATTGAGTGCACTGTTTTAGCTTCAGGTAAATATGCAGTTGAAGTATTTACAGGAGGAACAGGAAACTTAGCTACACCATTTAGTGCAGCAGTAAGTTAATAAATAATTAGTGTGGAGCTTCGGCTCCACACTGTTAATAGGAGATAAAATATGGCATTATCAGATCAAAAGTTTTCTTGTAGAACTTCAGATGGTAGATTTGGAACTGTAACTGATTTTGATGGAACATCAGGAGCTGCGTTAGGACCAGCTAGAGTCACATACATTCAAGTAGAAGGAGTGGCTAACAGTAATATTAAACTCTACGATGGTACAAGTGCATCTGGAACTTTAGTGTTCGAAGGCAACTGTGGAACTGAAGGAATAGATATCTATGTACCTGGAAGTGGTATAAGATGTGAAACTGGTGTATTTCTAGATTTAACAAATACGACATCTGTTACTATCGGATATACCGGCTAAGGAGTTTAAATGGCTAACACTACTTCTGGAACAGTTACGTTCGACAAAACTTTTGCTATCGATGAGATAATAGAAGAGGCTCACGAGCGTATTGGTTTACAAAACGTAGCTGGTTACCAATTAAAATCTGCGAGAAGATCTTTAAATATCTTGTTTCAAGAGTGGGGAAATAGAGGTATTCACTATTGGGAAATAGGTTCTACTAATTTAGATTTGATAGAAGGTCAGTCTGACTATGACTTTTTTAGATCCAGTGATGATGGAACGTCAGCAACAACTACAGATCCAGCTAGTGTATTTGGTATATCTGATGTATTAGAGGCACAATTAAGATCTAATAGAACTCAAACAACTCAATCTGATTCTCCAATGACAAAAGTAGATAGATCTACTTATGCAGCGTTTTCAAATAAATTATCAAAAGGAACACCGAATCAATATTGGGTAGAAAGATTTATAGATAAAGTTAGAATACACATTTATCCTACACCAGACTCAACAAACGCATCAAAAGACATGCACTTCTTTTTTATTAAAAGAATACAAGATGTAGGTGATTATACTAATGCAACAGATGTACCATTTAGATTTGTACCTTGCATGGTATCAGGACTTGCATATTATTTAGCACAAAAATATAAACCAGAGTTAATACAAGCTATGAAATTAGTTTATGAAGATGAATTAGCTCGAGCACTAGCAGAGGATGGGTCAGCTTCTAGCACGTACATTACGCCTAAAGCTTATTACCCAAGTACATAATGGCAAAATACGCAACAGGTAAATATGCAAAAGCGGTTTCAGATAGATCTGGATTAACATTTCCATATAGAGAAATGGTTAGGGAATGGAACGGATCATTAGTTCACATATCTGAGTTTGAACCAAAGCAACCACAATTAGAGCCAAAACCTATGAATGGCGATGCAATATCTTTACGTCAAGTTAGACCACCAAGAACAGAACCAGCAACACCAAAACTTTTATCTTTAAACCCTTTTACTACTACAAGTGGTTCTGCGACTGTTTCTGTTAACGAACCTAATCACGGTAGATCTACAGGTGATGTTGTTAGATTTAGAGATTCAGAGTTGGTTGGTGGTATACCAGCAGCCACTATAAACAGTTCAAGTGGATTTACAATTACTAAAACAGATGCTAATAATTATACGTTTCCATCTGGAGCAACAGCTTCATTAACAGAAATAGGAGGAGGTGGATCTGCGTCCGCTGGACCAGTTACACAAGAAGCATAATGGCAGGATTAAGTGCATCAGGATTAAAAACACAAATAAAAAGTTACACAGAAGTTGATTCTAACGTGTTATCTGACTCTGTTTTAGAAAATATTATTTTAAATGCACAATATAGAATTATGCGTGATGTTCCTATTGATGCAGATAGAAGACAACAATCTGGTAATTTAGTTCCAGGACAAGAAACAATTAACTGTCCAGCAGGAGCATTGTTTATCAGAGGCATACAGGTATATGATTCAAGTGCCGTGCTCACAGGATCTAACACATGGTTAGAGAAAAAAGACGTAACTTACTTACAAGAATATCAACCAATTACAGGCACATCAGCAGCACAAGGTAAACCAAAATACTATGCCATGTTTGGTGGTGCTACAGGTGAGGCAGATACTAATTCAGGGCGTATTTTTTTAGCCCCTACCCCTAATACTAATTATAAATTTAGAGTTCATTATAATAAAATGCCGGATCTTTTAGAGGATAACGATACCAACTATATCAGCTTAAATTTCCCAAATGGCCTATTATATTGCTGTTTGGCAGAAACTTATGCCTTTTTAAAAGGCCCAGCAGATATGTTGACTTTGTACGAGCAAAAGTATAAACAAGAAGTACAGAAGTTTGCGAATGAGCAAGTTGGTAGACGAAGAAGAGACGACTACACAGACGGTGCAGTCAGAATACCAATTAACTCACCAAACCCATAGGAGATAAAAAATGGCAATAACATCGGCAATTTGTACAAGTTTTAAAGTAGAGCTTTTAAAAGGAGTTCATGATTTTACAGCGACTACGGGTGACACTTTCAAAATTGCATTATATGATAGTGACGCAACATTGGGTGCATCAACTACAGCTTTTTCAACATCAGAAGAAATTACAAACACATCAGGAAGTGCGTATACATCTGGTGGTGCTACACTAACAAGTGTAACTCCAGTTGCATCAAGCACAACTGCAATCTGTGATTTTTCAGACGTAAGTTTTAGTTCCGCTTCTTTTACAGCTAACGGTGCATTAATTTATAATTCATCAGATTCAAACAAAGCTGTTGCTGCAATCGCTTTTGGTTCTGACAAAACAGCGACTAACGGAACTTTTACAATTCAATTTCCTACAGCGGACGCAACAAACGCTATCATAAGATTAGCATAGGAGGACCACTATGTCGGTTCAATCAGGATGGGGTCGATTCACCTGGGGACAAGCGTATTGGAACCGTGATGCAGTCCTTGCAACTGGTTGGGGTGCAAAAGCATGGAATGATGGTGAGTATGGTAATCTTGCAGACGAAACAGTTTCATTAACGGGTATAGCATCTACTACCTCATTAGGTACAATTAGTAATGTTATTGCAGTTACCGTTGAACCATCTGGTGTTTCATCAACAGCTTCAACTGGATCTATATCACCAGTCATACCAAAAACAGTAGAAGTTGGTGGAGTCTTATTCCAATCTACTTTAGGAACAATTACAAATGTAATAGATGTATCTTTTGCTTTAACGGGTATTGCGTCTACTGCAGCAGTAGGTGTAATAGATCCTGCAGATCAATTCATGGGTCTGACGGGACAAGAAATAACATCATCACAAGGAACAGCAGTTGCACCAAATGAAGATGTATCTGTAACAGGACAAGCTATAACTTCAACTTTAGGAGATGCAGTTTCATTTGTTGGTACAGCTGTGTTCCCATCAGGATTCACAGTAACTAGCAATTTAGGTTCGGTTGTTGTTCCTAATGATGCAGCTATTTTATCAGGATTAGAAATAGAAACTACTTTAGGATCTCTAGTAGGATTAGGCTCTTCTGTGGTAACGTTGGCTAGTCAGTCCATAACTTCATCAACAGGTAGTTTAGCACCTGCTGATGTCATGGGATTAACAGGTGTTTCTGCAACAGCTTCTGTAGGCACGATAGACCCTGCAGATCAAGTTATGGGATTAACTGGACAATCGGCTACAGCTAGTGTAGGAGCAGTAAATGTTACTGCTTTAGCTAATATTGACACGGGCAGTAACACGTCGTATAGTGATATTTCAACGGGTTCGAATACTTCTTATTCGGATGTTGCAACAGGCTCAAATACAAGCTATAACGACGTAACAGGAGAAGCAGCTTAATATGGCATCGACATTTACACCCCTAGGTATTGAACTCCAGGCAACTGGTGAAAACGCCGGAACATGGGGAACAAAGACAAACACAAATTTACAACTAGTAGAACAGATAGTTGGTGGGTACACAGCACAATCTATAGCTGGTGGTGCTCAAACAACTGCATTGTCTGTTTCTGATGGATCCACAGGAGCTGTTCTCGCTCACAGAGTTATAGAGTTTACAGGTACAATTACAGGAAATCAAATTGTTACAATTCCTTTAGATGTTCAAACTTTTTACATTTTAAAAAATTCAACTTCAGGATCTTATACAGTTCAGTTTAAATATGCATCTGGATCAGGATCCACTGTGACTTTTACAGCAACACAAAAAACTACAAAAATAGTTTATGCAGATGCCTCTGATGGAACTAATCCAAATATCGTTGAAGTTCAAACAGGTGGTGATCTTGTTGATGACACATCTCCACAATTAGGTGGTGATTTAGATACCAATTCTTTTAACATTCTTATTGATGATGATCACGGTATTAGAGATGAAAACGACAACGAACAAATAGTATTTCAAACAACATCTTCAGCTGTGAACCAATTAGAAGTTACGAACGCTGCAACAGGTAATGATCCTAAATTAGCTGCAGCAGGTGGAGACTCAAACATAGATTTAGCTTTAGCACCAAAAGGATCTGGTGAGATTGTAGTAGGAACAGGATCAGCTGCATCAACGATTACATCATCTGGTGCATACGATTTAAAATTAGACACTAATTCAGGGACAAACTCAGGTTATATTAACATCGTAGATGGTGCTAATGGTAACCAACAGATTTATCCAAACGGGACAGGTTATACAGAAATTGGTGGTGGAACTAACCCAGGAACTATACAACTTAACTGCGAGTCCAACTCCCACGGAATAAAATTGCAAAGTCCGCCCCACTCAAGCTCACAATCTTACACATTAATTTTTCCAACAGGTAATGTTACAGCAGATAGATTTTTAAAAGTTGCATCAGTAACAGGATCAGGCACGACAGGTGTTGGTCAGTTATCATTTGGTGAAGTATCTGGTGGAACATCATGGCAAGCTGTAAAAACTTCTAACTTTACTGCAGCGGCAGGTGAAGGATATTTTGTTAACACAACATCAGGAGCGATTACAGCAACATTACCTGGATCAGCATCAATTGGTGATGAAGTTTCGATCATAGATTACGCAGGTACTTTTGATACTAACAATTTAACAGTAGGAAGAAACTCACACAAGATACAGGGTTCTGCAGCAGATTTAACAGTGTCAACCGAGAGAGCTGGTTTTACATTGGTTTACGTAGACTCGACTCAAGGTTGGCTATTAAAGGATAAATAATAGCGATGTCTGAATATAAAGGTATAAAGGGGTTCCAAGTCCAAACCCGTACAGAAGATCCAACACCATATGCAGAAGCGTTGGCCAATAATCCCTATGGAGGAACTTGGGCATCAGGTGGTAATTTAAATAGAACTTCAAGACAGTTTGCATCTTTTGGAACATTAACCGCAGGTTTAGTAGCAGGCGGTGCTCCAGGAACAGTTACATCTGCAACAGAAGTAGAAGAGTATGATGGAACATCTTGGTCAGAAGTTAATGACATGCCATCAGGATCTTTTGCGATAGGGGCTTCTAGAAATGCACCGCAAACTTCTGGAATAGTATTCGGTGGAGTTAACGCTGCTAATACAGGATTAAGAGCGGAAGCTGATTCTTACGATGGGACTAACTGGACTGAAGTAGCTGAAATGAATACTGCAAGAAGACAATTAGGAGGTTCTGGTGAATCCGCTACCGCAGCTTTAGGTTTTGGTGGGGATGCACCTGGTGGAACCGCTGTAACTGAATTATGGAACGGAAGTTCGTGGACAGAAGTAAATGATTTAAATACTGCTAGAGCTAACATGGGTTGTTTCGGAACATCCACAGCAGCAATCTCTGCAGCTGGAACAGATAATACAACTGATGCCGTTGAACAATGGAATGGAAGTTCTTGGACAGAGGTAGCAGAATTAAATACTGAAAGAGCTAGGACTGGAGGAGCTGGAACAACAACTGATGGTTTAATAATTACAGGTGGGCCACCAAACGTGGCTAACACAGAGTCTTGGAATGGTTCAGCATGGACTGAAGTAAATGATGTAGCAACCGCAAGACACGAAGCAGGATCTGGAGGAACTGGATCGGCAAGTTGGATTGCAGGCGGTTATTCTACTACGACAGTTAACTCAACAGAAGAATGGACTTTTACAGGTTTACCACCATCAACACCAGCAGCAGATTATGCTGACTCGATTATTGGAGACTTTTATTACAACTCCTCAGAAGGAAAATTTAAAAACGTAGTCTCAGGTGTTGGAACAGGAACTTGGGCATCTGGTGAAAATTTAGGCACTCAAAGATCACAAGGTGGAGGAACAGGAGCTAATCTTACAGCTTCTATATTAGCTGGAGGTAAAGGACCTCCTGGTGGACCATCAACTAATGTTGAACAATATGATGGTACTAACTGGACTGAAATAACAGAAATTAATTCTGCTAGATCAGGAACACCTGGTGGTGCTGGACCATACACTGCAGCTTTAATTTTTGGTGGAGAGGGCGGTCCAGGAGACAGTCCTACTCAAGCTACTCAAAATGAATATTACAATGGTTCTAGTTGGACAGAATTAAATGATTTAAATACAGGAAGATCTTATCTTGGTAGTTCAGGTTCTGTTTACACAGCAGCTTTAGCTTTTGGAGGAAATCCAGGTAATAAAAATGAAACAGAAACTTGGGATGGTTCTAGTTGGACAGAAGTTAATAATTTAAACACAGGAAGAGGTGCTGTAGGTGGTTTTGGAACTAATACAGATGCTTTAGCGTTTGGTGGTAATTCTTCTTCGGGCGGCGGTGCTGCAGCTGAATCTTGGAACGGAACGTCTTGGACAGAAACAGGTGATTTAAATCAAACAAGAACATATATTGTAGGTTCTGGGGCTGATTCTACTAGCGGTATAGCTTTTGGTGGATACTCAACAGCCTATATTGGAAATACAGAAGAATGGAATGGTTCTTCTTGGACAGAGGTTAATGATTTAGCCACTGCTAGAGGTAGTTGTGGAAGATCAGGGACAACGCAATCTGCCCTTGCTATGGGAGGAGACAGTCCAGGTCCAGCTGGTGGACCAAGAAACGCAGCCACAGAAGAGTGGGTTCAATCAGAGGCTTTAATTAAAACCGTGACACAGAGTTAATTATGATTTATAAACAAGCAAAAGGAGGAAGCAACTATGGCATATAAATACTGTACAGCGACTAACTGGGGCAAAAACTTTTTTACTCACGAAGAGAGAAAGCATTTTTACCTTAGAGGTCATGCTGGTGACGTATGGGTTGTAGGTGATAATCATCATGGCGATGAGTGGATTGCAAAAGTAGATGGTGCTCTTAAAACAAAAGAAGAAGCACAAGCTATTGTTACTGCTGAAATCGAAGCAGCACAAGCTGCGTACGATGCAGAGTCTGATGAACACAAAGCCCAGTTCTCAAGACCAGTAGTATATAATCTTCCATAGTCTTAACCTATGGCTAAGTATTCGGATATAAAAGGATTTACAGTTCAGACTGTTAGCACGGATCCCGCTGCGTCTGTAGCAGACTCAGGATCGTGGTCTAGTGTTTCAGGATTAAATACAGGAAGATCTCAAACAGATGGATGTGGAATTATAACAGCCGCTCTAGCCACAGGTGGTTATACAACTACAAATGTAGCTAATACTGAATCATGGAATGGTTCAGCGTGGAGTGAAGTTAATGATTTAAATGCAGCCACTAGAGATAAAGCTGTTATTGGAACATACACCGCAGCAGTGGCGGCAGGTGGTAATCCACCTTCAACAAATAATGAATCTTGGAATGGATCCTCATGGACAGAAGTAAATAATATAAACACAGCAAGAGGTGGTGGAAAAGGTGTTGGAACAAATACTGCTGGATTAATGTTTGGTGGATATGGAACTGCAAGATCTGCGTTAAATGAATCTTGGGATGGCACAAACTGGACTGAAGTAGGAGATATGAACACGGCAAGAGCTGCTTTAAGTGGTGCAGGAACTCAAACAGCTGCACTCGCATTTAATGGTGGACCAAATGCAAACATAGGCTCAAACGCTAAAGATACTGAATCTTGGAATGGCTCCTCTTGGACAACATTATCCTCATCATCAAACACAAATATTGAGTCTGAGGGAGCAGGATCAGCGGGCACACAAACAGACGCATTATTATTTGGTGGTTCAATATATGATTCATCAGGACCTAGTGCCAGAACAGAGGCTTGGAATGGATCTGCATGGACAGAAGTTGGAGGAGATTTAGGTACAGGAAGATCTGTTGGAGCTGATTCTGGAACTGGTAGCACTTCAGCAATGTTGGCTGGAGGATCAAGTCAAACTACAGCAACAGAACAGTGGACAACATCATTTACACCAACAACACTTGTTGAAAAAATTCAAGGACAATTATTTTATAATTCAACAGCAAACGCTTTTAAAGAAACAATATCAGATGTACCTGGTGCAACTTGGGCATCTGGAACTAGTATAAATACATCTAGACAAAGACTTAGTGGTGCTGGATTACAAACAGCTAACGTGGTTTTTGGAGGAGCTGAACCAGGTTATTCTGCAAAAACAGAGGTTTGGGACGGTTCTTCATGGTCAGAGTCTGGAGATCTTGGCACAGCTAGACGTAATGCTGGAGCAGTTGGAGTTTACACCGCAGCCATTGCTGCAGGTGGTTTTAAAAACCCTACTCCTGGAGTTCCAGGAAATACAGATTTAACAGAACAATGGAATGGTTCTTCGTGGACTGAAATAGCAGAAATAAATACAGCAAGAAGATTAGCTGGTGGAATGGGAACAACTACGGCTGGATTAATATCAGGAGGTATTGCTCCTCCAGCACCTGCTACAGGAGAAACAGAAACTTGGAACGGATCAGCGTGGACTGAAGTTGCAGATTTAAATACAGCAAGAGGTGAGCTAGCTGCCAGTGGAGCAGGAAGCACTACGGCAGGATTAATTTTTGGTGGTGATCCACAAAGAGCACAAACAGAATTATGGGATGGATCTTCGTGGACAGAAACTGCAGATTTAAATTCAGGTAGAGCTGAATTAGCTGGTAATGGAATTTCAACATCTGCATTAGCTTACGCAGGTAATACAGGAACTCCTAAACGAACTTTTACAGAGTTTTGGAATGGAACCTCTTGGACTGAAGTGGCTGATTTATCTACAGGAAAAAACACATCAGCGGGAGTTGGTGCTAGTGGTCTTTCAGCTATGAATGTGGCTGGTGATGGTCCAGGTGTAACAAATACGGTAGAGGAGTGGACTGTAAGTTTATCTAACAAAACAATAACATCGACTTAATTATGGCAAAATATAGAGAAATAAAAGGCTTAACAGTACAAACAAGAGACGAGGATCCAACTCAAAATGTAGGTTCTTGGGCTAGTGGTGGAAGTTTAAACACAGCTAGATACTCTTTATCAGGAGCAGGCACACAAACTGCTGGACTTGCTTTTGGCGGAGTGGATCCTAGTGCTAGAACAGGTGCTACAGAAGAATATAATGGTAGTTCTTGGTCAGAACAAAATGATTTATCTGGAGCAAGGAACGAAGGATCTGGTGCTGGAACACAGACCTCTGCGATGATGGCAGGAGGTCGATTAGCACCTGCAGCAACAGCTAATGTTGAATTATATGATGGTTCCTCTTGGACAGAAACTACAGATTTAAATACAGCAAGAGATGGATTAGGTTCAACAGGTATAGGTAATACCAATACAGCGGTGATAGTGGTAAGTGGCCAACCTATGAGGACAGAAGTTGAACAATGGAATGGTAGTTCTTGGACAGAAATTGCAGAATTAAATCAAGGAAAAGAAGTAGGAGCTTCTGCTGGAACTACTACATCTGGAATTACATTTGGTGGTTACAGACCTCCTAGTTACACTAGAACAACAGAAACTGAAACTTGGAATGGTAGTGCTTGGACAGAAGTTGCAGATTTAAATACAGCCAGAGCTAGGATAGCAGGATCAGGGGCTTCTAACACTGCGGCTTTAGCTTTTGGTGGAGAGGATACTAGTAATGAAGGATTTGATGGAACAGAATCTTGGGATGGTTCAAGTTGGACTGTAGCAAATACTTTAGCACAACAAAGATATGGATTAACAGGAGGTGGAGGAGCAATGCCTAACACACTTGCATTAGCCTCTGGTGGTTATCAAAGCACAGGTTTAACTAATACAGAGGAGTGGTCTTTCCCTTCAGGGCCTCACTTAAACGAAGGAGATGTATTTTTAAGTGGTGGAACAACTTTTAAAGGTGCTGTTAAAGCATCTAGTCCAGCTACAGTTTGGTCATCTGGTGGCAATATGAACACAGCTAGATTGTATCAATGGGGACACGGACCATCTACTGGTATTACTTCAAGTATGATATCTGGTGGATCATCTGCTAGTGCTCCTAGAGAAAGTAAAACTGAGCAATACAACGGAACTTCATGGACTGAGGTTGCAGATTTAGGCACAGGTGGAAGCACTGAGGGACAAATGAGTAGTGGAAATCAAACTTCTGCTATGGCTGCAGCAGGAAATCAAGGACCTAGTGGTGCAGGAAATAATAATTCTCAACTATGGAATGGATCATCTTGGTCAGAAAGTGCAGAGTTAAATGAATCAAAAAGTGGAAGAGGTGGATCTGGAACAGGTCTAGCTGCCTTTGTTTTTGGTGGATCACCGACAACAGCTAATTCTGAATTATTTGATGGTACTTCTTGGTCAGAAGTTAATAATTTAAATACAGATAGATATTCTCAAAGTGGATGTGGGTCGCCAGCATCTTCGCTATGTATAAATGGTTACTCTCCATCAGCGTATACCACTGATGTAGAATCTTGGAACGGAACAAGTTGGACAGAAATAGCAAATACAAGTAATAAACAAGGTATTGGTGGAGCTGCAGGAGCAAGTAATCAAAATGCTGTTAAATTTGGTGGCTCTGGAGGACCAACTGGTTTTTCTGCTTTTACTGAATTATGGAATGGTTCTTCTTGGACAGAGATAGGTGATTTAAGTTCTAGTTACACAGGTAACGTAGGTGCTGGTTCATCTGCTTCTGCGATAAATACAGGCGGTAAAACTAACCCTACTACTTTTTCTGCTGTAACTGAAGAGTTTGAAGGATCTCTTACTTTACAAACAGTAACCGTATCGTAGACTTGACCTTTATATAGAAAGGTATATAAAGATATTAGAATGAATAAAGGAGATAGAATGTCAAAAGAAAAACGTAATATAGCTACTAAGCTAGAAACCGAGTCTAAATACTTAACTAATATTCTTGATAGAGAAGATGTTAAGCATTTTAAAAAACTAATACCAGAACTACAAGATACATGGATGAAGAAACAAATGTTTCGTACAGAAACAGAAATGAGATTCTCTGTGCTGTCAGATAATAAATATCCAACCAAAGCTGCAAAGTATTGGCAGTCTGTAAGAGAGCAGAATACACACTTTGAAAATTTAGTTCACCTATCATTTGATTCTAGAAAAAATGATGTTGAAATAAAAAAGTTAAAACGTGATATTAAAAAAGAAAAAGATCCGTTAGAGAAAGAACTAAAACAAGTAGAGTTAGAAGAAAAATTATATGGTAAAGCACAAATGGAACTTGTGGCTAAACATAGAATGAGAGAAGTTTCTCTTTGGTCTAAACTTAAAAAAGAGTTTGATGATGGCAACTTTGATAAACAAGATGTGAATACACACCAAGCTAAATCATACTTGTTAAGATTTCAAAGACAAAAAGAAACAATAACGCCTGGTACAACACAACCAGAAGTGTTTAATATACTTGGACAACTAGAAGCTTTAGAAAAAGGATTAAAAGAAAATACTTTATCTTTAGACAGTAAGAAAACTAAGAAATTAAAATGAAGTTCGATTTTTGTTATTTAGGTCAGACGGTTTTAAAATACCAGGTCCCCCTGGAAGTATTCGTAGGTCTTAATGAAATTTACGAAAAACGTAAGAAAGAATTACCGAAAGCTAACAAACAGTTGGTAGGTAAAATACAAGACGAAGTATCTCTATTTTATTCAGGTCCTAACAACGATAAGATGCATCAGCATTCTTTTTTACCCGATGATATACTAAAATGGTTTATGACGGTATTTGACCATTATACAGACTGGAACAAAATAGGAAAAAACCAAAAAGCAATAAACTCTATTTGGGTTAATGAAATGAAAGCACAGGAATATAATCCTGTGCACATACACCAAGGTAAACTTTATACAGGGCTTTCTTCTGTAATGATTATGAAATTACCAAAAGAAACAGGTATAGAATATTCTGCTCCTGATAAACCCATGAACGGACGATTACAAATTATAGGTGCAGCTGCTGGTCAATTTTCTAAAACAGATTACTCACCTAACATGAAGATAGGAGACTTTTATGTCTTTCCATATGACATGAGACATTGCGTATATCCGTTCAACGGAACTAAAGAAGTTAGAAGAACGTTAGTTTGTAATGTCGATGTTGATTACAATCCTGTATCTTCAAGAACTGGAGCGGGGCTACACGAATGATACCAAGAATGCCACAATGGCAATCTTATGTTGCCACAACCACACAACCTATGTTTACACCTGAACAATGTAAGATGATTATTGATGCTGGTCATCAATGTGCACCGGAACAAGCCAAAGTGGGTGGCGGAGAAAAAGGTCAATATGATACTAAAAAACGAGTAACAACTATATCTTGGATACCTTTTAAAAGATTACCACAGATGTACAAAATTATTGAGAATCAATTATCTATTGTAAACTTAAATCATTTTTATTTTGATGGTGTGACACTCACAGAACCTGCACAGTTTACGGTATATCCTAAAAAAGGTTTTTATGATTGGCACATGGATCTAAATGCGTTTGGTCAAGATGGAGGAAATCCAATCCGTAAAATATCTATGACTTGTTTATTATCAGATCCATCAGAGTTTACAGGTGGAGATCTCATGTTCTCAGACGCTGGTGGAGAACAAGCACCATTAAAATTAAAACAAGGACAAGCTATATTCTTTGCATCATTCTTAAGACACAAGGTTGCACCTGTTAAAAAAGGTGTAAGAAAATCTTTGGTGATGTGGTTTGGAGGGCCACCATTTAAATGAGTCAACTTCAAAGAAAAATATTATTTCCAACTGCTGTATATTTTAAAGATGTAGCAAATTCAAAAGAACTAAATAAGTATTTATTTAAAGAAATAAAAAAGTGGCGTAAAGCAGATCCTGAGGGAGAGAAGAAAACAAACTCTGGTTTCGGTTGGCACAGCAAAACCGACATGGATAAGAGAAAAGAGTATAAACCTCTTATCGACGAATTGTTTCAAATGGCTTACGAGTGTAATAAAGATTATGGTATATCAGGTAAACTAGGATTGGGTAACATGTGGGCTAATATCAATCCAACATATAGCTATAATAAAACACATACACATCCTAACTCTATGTGGTCAGGCGTATATTATATTAAAGTGCCAAAGAACTCAGGTAAATTATTTTTAGAAGATCCTAGACCAGGACCTAATACATATATGCCAAGAAGAGAGGAGGGTTTACCAGAACAATTATGGAGAGTATGTGCTTACGAACCACTAGAAGGACGTATGATCTTTTTTCCATCTTGGTTGCCACACGGTGTTGATATAAATATGAATACAGACAAAGGTGAAAAGAACTGGAGAATATCTGTATCTTATAATTTTATACAAATATGAGTTTTAGTAAAAAGAAGTATCAAGTTATACGTGGTGCTATATCAAAAGAGGTAGCAGACATAGCGTATACATATCTACAAATATCAGCAGAGGCAGATCACTGGATGTTAAACAATGGTGTAACTCATGCTGGTAATAAACTTGTAGGTGATTTTAATGACTCACAAGTTCCTAACTCTTATGCTAAATATGGTGATAGATTAATGGAGACATTACTTGTTAAAACTATAGATGTGATGCAAAAGAAGACAGGACTTAAATTAGTGCCCACCTATTCTTACACAAGACTTTATAGAACAGGTAATATTCTTCGAAGACATAAAGATAGACCTAGCTGTGAAATATCCACCACCCTTAATCTAGGTGGAGATGCATGGCCTATATTTATCGATCCTACGGGGTCTGACAACGTCATAGACGAGTATAAAAGCATACATAGGCCTGGAGCACCCAAAGGTGTAAAAGTAGACCTAAAACCGGGAGACATGCTTATTTACTCTGGATGTGATTTAGAGCATTGGAGAGAGCCTTTTCAAGGCAAATTATGCGGTCAAGTATTTTTGCACTATAATCATGCAGACGGAAGGTTTGCAAAGACCAATTTGTATGATAAAAGACCTATGCTAGGAATAGTCAAATAACGTTGAATATCAACGCAATCTAATATAATCTGGAGATCTATGCTACAAAAGATAGGGTTTTTACCTGGAATAAACAAACAGATTACTGCAACCGGTGCTGAAGGACAGTGGATAGACTGTGATAACGTTCGGTTTAGATATGGCACACCTGAAAAAATAGGTGGTTGGAAACAGCTAGGAGCTGATAACGTTACAGGTGCAGTGAGAGCTTTACATCAATTTACTAATAGCGAAGGTAGAAAATATTCTATCATAGGGTCAAATAGAATTTTGTACGCTTTTTCTGGTGGTGTGTTTTACGACATACACCCTATTAAATCTACAACAACACTTACTAATGCATTTAGCACAACTAATGGATCAGCAACTGTTACAATAAATTTTTCAGGTGATCACAATATATCAGCAGGTGATATTATATTGTTAGATAACTTTACAACAATAACAAATTCTAATTTTGATTCTGATGATTTTGACGACATTAGATTTATGGTTACGACTGTGCCATCGTCAAACACAATTACGATAACTATGCCATCTAACGAATCAGGATCTGGAGCATCAGAATCTGGTGGCATTAGAGTGCAACATTATTTTAGAGTTGGACCAGACGTGCAATCACAAGGTTTTGGTTGGTCCCTTGGATCTTGGGGTGGAACAGAAGTAGGGGCGTTTACGACAGTTTTATCTTCAGACATATCCTCATCTGCCACTAGCATTACACTAAACGATGCCTCACAGTTTCCATCGTCAGGTACAAACTTTATACAAATAGGAACAGAGGAAATATCTTACACAGGTATATCCACCAACACACTGACAGGTGTAACAAGAGGTGTTAGAAATACAACAGCGGCGTCACACTCTGCAGGAGCTACAGTGACTAACTCATCTAGTTTCGTAGCATGGGGTGAGGCAGCATCAGGTGACTTAATTGTTGACCCTGGTATGTGGTCTATTGATAACTTTGGTGACAAAGCTATTTGTTTAATTGTAGATGGTGAAGTATTTGAGTGGAACTCTGCAGCTACAGATGCGACTAACTCTAGGGCAACTATTATTACAGGTGCACCAACTGCATCAAGACACATGCTCGTATCCACACCTGACAGACACTTAGTATTCTTTGGAACAGAAACAACGATTGGCACAAAGTCTACACAAGACGATATGTTTGTTAGATTCTCAGACCAAGAGGATATTAACACGTACACACCTACAGCGACCAATACAGCCGGCACACAGAGACTGGCCGACGGATCACGGATCATGGGAGCTATTAGAGGTAGGGATGCAATCTATGTATATACAGACACAGCTTTATTCTTAATGCGTTTTGTTGGTCAACCATTTACATTTGCCTTTGTGCAAGTTGGAACTAACTGTGGACTGATAGGTAAAAACGCAGCTGTAGAGGTGGATGGTGCTGCGTACTGGATGTCAGAGAATGGTTTCTTTAAATATGCTGGTGCATTACAATCACTGCCATGTTTGGTGGAAGACTTTGTATACGATGATATTAATTTAGACTCTGGTAACCAGATGATTGCAGCAGGTCTTAATAACTTGTTTGGTGAGATTATGTGGTTCTATCCCACAGAAAACTCTGCAGTAGTCAACAAGATGGTATCTTATAATTATTTTGATTCTCAACCACAAAGACCCGTATGGACTGTAGGCACACTAGCTAGAACAGCTTGGGCTGATTCTGCTGTGTTTGGTAAACCACACGCTATGGAGTACGATGCAGATGGTGTTGAGGGTGCTACGTCCTCTACATATGTGCAAGGAAATACGGATGGTATTACTACATACTATCAACATGAAACAGGAACAGATCAAGTTAAAGGTGGAGCAGTTACAGCTGTCACAGGCACAATAACATCTGGGGACTATGACATAACATCTACTAAAGAAGGTGGAGCTGACCTCAGAGGCGATGGTGAGTTTTTAATGAAAATTAGAAGATTTGTGCCAGATTTTATATCTCAAACAGGTAATACAAGAGTTACGTTAAATTTAAAAAACTACTCTAATGATGCAGCAGCTAGTTCGTCATTAGGACCCTTTACAGTTAGCTCATCAACGACTAAAGTAGATACAAGAGCAAGAGCTAGAGCGATAGCTTTGAAGATAGAAAACACAAGTACTAGTCAAGACTGGAAGCTCGGCACGTTTAGACTAGATATACAACCAGACGGTAGAAGATAATGAATGGACCTTTTATAGATTATTTAAATTTTTCACGGCAAGACTTATTGGGTAAAGTACCAACCGATATGCCTGCGGCTAAAACTTTAATTCCTGGTTACGGTGAAGAAATGGATATTGATGACACTGGTAGAATAGGAATAAGAGATTATTTAAAAGATTTTGCTGGTGGAGCTAAAGAGAGTATTTTTAATACTTTAACAGGCCAAGATCGTAGATCTGCTCTTACTAGAGCTGGATTAGGTTCGATACTATTTGGTTTTAATCCAATAACAGCACTTCTTGGAGCATTTGCTGGTTCAAAATTACCGGGTATCACGAGTGCTTTTCAACAAGGCAAGTTTAACCCATTAGAATTTATAAGAGAAAAAAGAGCTCAAAGAGAAGCTGAAAGATTAGCACAAATAGATCGTGAGGAAAAAGCAAGACTAGCTTCACGAATTACAGGCGGAGGAGGCACTATTGATTCTGGAAATGAAGGAGGATATGGCGGAACGGGAGGAGAAGGTCCAAGTGCTGTAGGCTCTTCTGGAATGTTGGGTGGTGGAGTATAATGGCAAAGATAGTACAAGTATTAACAAGACCTAGTGCACAATACAGGCAAGATGTTGCTGATGCACAAGTAAGGGACCTTGACGGTATCTTACAAAAATTAAACACAACGTATCAACAAGATTTAAAAGATGAGATGGAAGCAGAAAGCTTCTTTATAAATTAATGGCAAATAGTTTTATAAATAAAAAAGCAGATCTAACGACTACAAATCTTACGACACTATATACAGTGCCGTCGTTTAAAACTGCTGTGGTGAAATCGATTTTAGTATCTGAAGATGCAGGGTCAGGAGCTAGTATTACAGTGACTTTGGTGGACTCATCGTCAAACATATTTAGCTTATTTAAAAGCAAAGCTATATCTTCAAATGCTACAACAGAGCTATTATCTCAACCTCTTGTTATGGAGGCTAGTGAGGCTTTGAAAGTCCAAGCTACTGATGCAAACGAGCTACACGT